GCCGGAGACGGTGAAGACGACGACGACGACGACGACGACGACGACGACGACGACGACGACGACGACGACAGTGTAATCGCCCGTATGGATGCTGCGCGAATCAACGAACGCGGCGGTGGTATTAGCGGAGGAGGTGGGAGTGATGGCCACGACAACGACGACGACGACGACGACGACAATGGCGGTGGAGACATCAACGACAACAATGACAACGCACCGGCGGTGGGCGGCGATGGTCATGGTCACTTTTCGTTTGAAGACGTCTTTACGTGTGTCACGCGGGATCGAAAGCAATCGGTGTGGGCACTGGTGCACGGCGACCAGACAGAGCCAAACGCATGGGTGGCCGAGCGAACCCACGCATTTACGCACGTGTGGTTTACGCTGCTTCACCCGGCAAACGCGACGGTCGCGTCGACGGTCGAGACGCTAGTTAAGTTCTTTGGTGCACCGTCTGGCAAGGTCTGTGACCTAGAGTTTGATGCGATCCGCGACGGCGAGGACACGCTGTTGCTGCACGTGGCACAACTACGCGTGCTGCTTGACTCGGTGGGCATTTACAACAAACTGGACTTTGCGGGCAGTGTCGAACAATGCGAACTGACCTACTACAAGTGGACCAAGATTGCCGAGGCGACAAAGAACGGTGCCATGGCGCTGCGTGCGCTGTTTCTGACCTTTCGCAACAACAACCCGCACTTTCTTAGCACACCGCTCGCAAAGAGCGTAACACCAAACATGGCGGCTACGCCCGAGATGCAAGAGAACGACCCGACTCTGGCAAAGTGTGTGGACTTTATGTTGCAAAAGATCTCGTACCGCGGCTGGGCGATCAACGAACACGGCATGTTGTACAAGCAGGTGCGCGTCGGCGACAAGAACACGTACGCCTGGCAGTCGCATGTTACGCTCGAAAAGTTTATCTACTCGACCGAGGGCTTGGACCGTCACGTCGAGCGGCCAATGTGGCAAAACTTTATGTCGCAAAATCGAATGTACGAAGCGGTGATCGGCGACATTACACGCAAGCGGTACCACGAGGTGCCGCTTGTGAAGCGCTCGCGTAACGTGTGGTCGTTTCAAAACGGCCTGTACATTGGCTATTGCACCGAGACTGGTCGTCCCGAGTTTGTGCCGTACGGCAGTCCATTGCCGTGTCGCGACGAGCCGTGTGCCATCAAGTACTTCCCGCAAGAGTTCCCGGTTCTCGACGACGAGCGCCGCGCGCTCGAGGAGCGCGATTGGATGAACATTAGCACGCCGTGTTTCGATCGCATTCTCAACGCACAAAAGTTCCCCGAGGTGGCGCGTCGGTGGATCTTCATCTCGGCGGGCCGCCTGTTCTATCCGCTTGACAAGTCGTGCGAGGACTGGCAGTACGTGCCGTTTCTCCTCGGTCTCGCTGGCACCGGCAAGTCGACGCTGATCGACGTGCTACGCCATTGCTTTGACAACGAGGACGTTGCACTCGTGTCGTCGTCGGTGCAACAGGTGTTTGCGCTCGAGGGCTTTGACGGCAAGAAGGTGTGGATGTGTCCAGAGGTGAAAAAGTCGTTTTCGATCACGCAAAACGACTGGCAACAGATTGTGTCGGGCGAGTTTCCGCTGCACGCAAACCGCAAGGGCAAAACAAACGGTCCCATCGAGTTTGACGGCCATGGCTTTATGGCCGGAAACGAAATGATGGGGTACACGGACGACTCGGGCTCCGTGTCGCGCCGACTACTTGTGTTCCCGTTCGATCACCTTGTGACGCGCGGCGACGGTGACCTTCTTCGCCAGTGTCTCGCCGAGATTGCACATATCATCCGCAAGTGCAACGCGGCGTACCTTGACGCCGTGGCGCGTTGGGGCAAGATGCGCCTGTCTGACTTTCTCGATCCATACTTTAAGCAAACGCAAAACGACGTGCGCAGTATGACAAACCCGCTGTCGGCGTTTATGAACTCGTCGGCGCTCGTGTACGGCGAGGGCCTGTACATGCCCCGTTCGCTGCTCATCAAGAAACTGACAGAGAACTGCGCTACGCTCAATCAACGACAAGTGACGTGGAACAGGGCGTTGTACCAACATTGCTTTGCCGTCAACAGGGTCACCGACATTGGTCACGCCGAACGTCAGTACCCGCGCCATGCACAGACCCGCGTGGGACAGGTGCAGACGAAGACAGTGGCGGATCACTTTCTGGTTGGCTGTGACCTACACGAAAACGTGTCGAACGTTGAGTTGGCAACTTTCCAGGAGCGTGTAGGTCGCCAGCAGCGCCTTGACGAGATTGAGGCGGCGGCAACAGCCCGCGGCGAGAGTATCGACGAAGACGAACTCGACGACGACCTGCGCGACCTGTATCGCGCGCGCATTGCTTCTGCCACTGGCGGCGGTGGCGGTGGTGGTGCCATTGGAGCCATCTCGTAGTGTGGGAGGTGTAAGGGTTTATGGATCCTCCCCGGTTGCAATAAACACGCTGTCGTCGTCGTCGTCACCACCATTTCGCTGCAACTTGGGCAACACCGAGTCGACAAACTCGCGCATCAACACGTAATGCCTCGCGTCACTCAGTGCCAGTACGTCTTCTCGAGAGAACACGGCCACGTGTTCCAGAGTCATTCCGCGCAACGACGGCCATAACGGCAGGTAGTGCCCCCCGCAATGTGTTCTAAACCATTGTAAACACAGCGTGCACAACTGAACGTCGAGGCCAGTGGGGGTAGTGGGTAACAGTGGCAGTGGGGGTGTTATTGGCGGCGGCGGCGGCGGCGGCGGCGGCGGCGGTTGTGTGGTAGGACGATAGTTTTCGGATATCACGACGACGGCGACGACGACGGTGGCCACTACGACGAGTGTCGCAATCGACGATGTCGGTGGTGATGTTGCGATTGTCATGTCGCGCAAACCAACCAACCGGTTACTACTACCATGGGTCGCACTGTTTACTCGATCTGTTTGCACGCGACCTGAGTGACAAAGCAGTCAAAGACAGTGGCCCACTGTCGTGCGTCGGCGCCCTTGACCCCAGTGTACACCTTGCCGTTGGCAAAGAACATGAGGGTAGGCATTGCGCGCACAGAAAACCGCGCCGCCAACGTGTCGTACTCGTCGACATCTACCTTGAACGCCCGCACACCGGGCACGCGCTTTGCCAAGATCGCGCACTGCTCGTCCCACACTGGGTAGATTGCTTTGCACGGACCGCACCACGAGGCCGTGAAGAAGAGTGCACCCATCTCGCCGGCCTCGATAGCGTTGGTCACGCTCGTGTCCAGGGGAGTGCTGTCATCGTCACTGTTGGGGGTGGCCATGCTGCTCGGTGTGTGCGTGCGCGTGTGACCTTGTATTCATACTCGAGTAAAAAAGTTGTGCGGTTGAAACGGGTGTAGAAACTTCGTCGTCGAAAGGCAAGGTCACACACGCGCCATCGGCACCGCGCACACGCACACGTCGCTGTGACCCACCGCCACCACCACCACCACCACCACCACTACGATGCCTGGAAAGAAGAAGCCTGCCACCGCGGGTGGTCAGCCTAAGCGCCGTATCACTCGCGTGATATACATCCGACCCTTTCCCACAAAGGCGTCGACCAGACGGCTGGCGCGACGCGGGGGTGTCAAGCGCCTTGGGGGCGGTGTTTACGACGACATGCAAAAGAAGATTCGGGGTTTCGTCGAAGAAACCACCCGCCTTGCTGTTACCTACATGGATCACGCGCGGCGCAAGACTGTGCGTGCCGACGACGTGGTTCATGCGCTCAAGCGATCGGGACACGTCCTGTACGGCTACTAGCGCATTGTCTTGCCGATTTTCTTGATAAATCACGGCATATTTATCGATACGATTTCCGATTTTCAGATTTTCACCGGCAGCAGCGGCGGCGGCGACCGAGCCTGTTGTGTGTCTTTGTCTCCCGTCCACACTAGACGCACGCACCGCACCGGTTGCCTCCTTTGACAACGACAACACTACCACCACACACACACACACACATCATGTCCAACTCAGTGAAGAAGTTCCAGCGCCGGTTGGGGTGCGATGTGGGCATGATCGACTACAAAAAGTTTGACATGAACCGCGTCGTGTTTCACGGCCCGTATGCCGGCAACAAGCAAGGCACGCGCATCGTCGACATCTTGTACCGCCACGAGGACACGGCAAAGTGCGGGCACGAACCGTGCGAGGTGCACATCCTAGGCCCCGTGAACAACACGCCGTATGGCGTCGACTACTACGGCAAGGACCCGGGTCCGTACAAGGTGACGTGCCCCGTCCGCCTGGACGGCGACGGCGACGATCCAGACTACCTCAAGTTTCTCGAGGACTTTGACAAGTTCATCCTGGCCAAGGTAGCCGAGAACTGCCAGACGTGGCTGCTCAAGCCCAAGGGAAGCGTGACGTCCGAGATGTTGCTCATGTCGTCGATGTACCACGGCTTTGTGCGTCGCACGGCGGGAAAGGAGATTTCGGACCCGGAAACTGGCATGCCCACGATTGGCCCCTTGGGTCCCCCGACGTTTCGTCCGCGCGTTCCCGGCCAAGTGGACAAGTTGGCAAGACTCGAAAACGGCGATCCTGACCTTCGCCCGCGCCCGTTTGGTTACATCGTGCGCGACGACCAGGAGCCGTCGCAACACGTGAGTTTTGCCGACCTTGGCCTGTGGAAGAACTGCAAGGGCACCATGCTGTGGGAACCGACGACGATTGTTATCTCGGGTGGCACTGGCATCTCGGTGTCGGCCGACGTGTGCAATGTGCGTTTCTGTGACCGCAAGGAAGCGGGCACAGGCAGAGCCCGGGCTAACTTTGATCTCCCGTTGCCAGCGAGCATGATTCGCAAGCGAGCCGCCGACGAGTCGTCGTCGTCGTCGTCGTGTAGCACCGACGCAAAGCGTGCCCGTGATGATGGCATGGCGGCGGCGGCGGCAGCAGCGGCGGCACCGTTGTCTCCCAGTGGTGCATTTTAGTGTACGCACACACACACACACACACTGCCTATATTCTTGCTGTGACAACTCGTCAGTTTAGACGCAATTCATCTGCACTGTTTTTTTCTGGTCTGATAAACAGTGGCGTGCTAAACACTGGGGTAGGTACACGCATAGGTGCGCTGTGGTGCGTGCGTGTATGCAACCCCAGACGTCACAGCACTGGCGTTCTCAGCGTCGACAGTCGCTGGCGCCCCCGTATCCGCGTGTGTTGTCTGAACGGCATGTCCACCCCCCGTGGGTGACGACGGGTCACGCAGTACCCGATGACGGCGAACACGCGGCGGCGCGCTCACATCCGCTCGATACGGGCGTGTGGTACGTGCCTGGATCAACCAAGTACAGCATGTTTGACCCGGTGCCGTACTGGTCGCCGGTGCCATACTACCACGAGCGCCAGACACAGGGCGCCCGAGGCTGGGACGTGCTCAACGCCGTACCTCAGGCGGCGCGTGTTGGCATCTACACGCGCGGTTTTGTAAGCAACTGGCTCAAGGCTGGCGCGCTACGCAGCCTGGTACCTCTTGACCCGTCGGTGTATGCGCTCTACGAGCGATGTATCGACGCGGTGCGCGGCGAGTACGAGTACTACGTCGAGGACGAGAATGGCGTGCGCATTGAACTGTATCGCCGTGACACGCCGGGCCGCCTGCGCCAAGGTGACTTGATTAAGGTGCCGTCCAAGGAGGCGATTGGCATGTTCCAGGTACTGCGCTTTGCAGACCCAGACGTGCAGTACGCCGACATTCGCACCGTGCGCTAGCGAGCGGACAGTAAAAATAGACTGTACAAGGTTATCCACACTGATCGCGCGTCGTTGCGACGACGACGACATGCACGCGGCGACATGACGGTGCTCGGGGGTGACCTTGTCGTAATCGTGTTGGCCGTTGTAGGCGCGCTCGCCGTGTTGTATCTTGTGTCGGTTGGCATGCTGTACAGGTGGCAGAACACGCTGTTGTTTGCGCCAACACGGACGATGCAAACGTCGCCCAAACACTTTGCTATCGAACGATACGATGACATTGAGTTTACGTCGGCCGATGGCATGTTGCTTCACGGGTGGTGGGTTGCCGCTGCTGCTGCCGGTGCCGGTGCCGACGCGCCGCCGCGACACAAGCATCGGGGCGCCGTGTTGTTATGTCACGGGCGCGCAAGTGACGTGTCTGGGACACTTGCACGTGTGCGTCAACTGCACTGTTGTGGTCTTGACGTGTTTACCTTTGACTATCGAGGCTTTGGTCGCTCGTCTCGGTGTTGTCGAGAACAGCAGCAGCAGCAGCAGCAGCAGCAGCATGTTGTTGGACGTGCAAAGCGAAGAATAGATGACGATGACGACGACGACATGCTGTCCGAACAAACACTATACAGGGACGCCGAGGCAGCGTGGCACTGTATGCGCCAATGTGTGGCTCGTACGTATCCCACTGTTACCAACAGTGTGCCTTTACTCGTCTATGGCTACTCGTTGGGCGGCGGTGTTGCTGCGTGGTTGGCGCAGCGACATTGGCCAGCGATGCTCGTGCTTGACTCGACCTTCACGTCACTGCCAGCCGCGTTGCGCCATTGGCTACCCGTGGTTCCAGTGTGCTCCATCTCGCGCGCTACGTTCCCCGTGGCACGACGTCTTACGAGCCTGGGCGACAGTGGCGTGCCAGTGTTGTTTGTACACGCACAAGACGACGACGTGATACCGCCTACGCACGCCAATGAGTTGTACGCACGCTACACTGGCGGACCCAAGCGTCTCCTGTTACTGCCACGCGGCGGTCATGCCCACGCGGTAGAGGATAACGCTGCCGTGTTTCGAAATACCCTCGTGTCCTTTATGAAACGCACCCTCGTTGTGACACCCACTCCCCCCGTGACGACGGCGATGGCAACGGCAACAGAGACGGCGGCGACAATCAACAGCAACGCACCCGTGGTGGAATAAACAACACCACATTGGCACAAATACGCTGCCACCGCAGCACCCCGTCACGCGTGTACGACCGCATTTTTTTCTGCGTATCGAGGCAGAGGGGGGTGAGTGACGGTGCGTCTCGCTGTTGCCCACTCGTGTCGTCGTTGGAACATGAGTACCACACGACGCGCTGTCGGCGGCCGACCGACGCAGCAGAAGCAACAGTCGGGGGCGCGCTTGACGCGGTACCGCCCACCGACCGTGTCTGCTTCGTCGACGCGCCTTGCCGGTTCTAGCCGAGCCGCGCCCGCCGCCGCCGCTGCCGCCGCCACCACAAAGAAGACTAACGAGCATGGGTGCGTTGTTCCGTGCTGTGACGCCGCCTACGTTGAGCCTGTGCCCAAGTGTCGACCGCTGCCAGAGCCGTGCAGCGGCCCCGAGCCCGACGACCGCCTGCCCCACGACCCGTGTAAGCGACCACTGTACGCAAAGGGCTGCGACGGGTGTGGACTGACACAGGGCTGCGATGCGCGACCCGAGTGTGCCCACATTCCACCCGAGCGCGAGAACAATGGAAAGAAGATTCGCGAGAACGTGTGCCGCCCCCGCATGTCGCACATTCGGCCCGTCACGAGTGCCAACCAGGTGTCTGGCAACAAGAACGAAGAGGCCAAGAACCTACTTGTTCGCGAGTACCTTGGCTTCCACAGCGAACGCACCGACCGCAACGTGATGTTCCGCGCCAACGAGTGTCAGGAGCAGTCGTGGTACTACACGTGGCCCCAGGACCACAAGCGCGAAGGCTTCTTGCACCACGACAAGTGTGGCCGTCTCGAGTGGCTCGAGATTGGCCTGTCTGACCTGTGTGATCGCGACGCAAACGACTGCGATCACATCGTGTACGACGCCGAGCGCGGTCAGTGGACGGCGCAGCCGTCGGTGCGCCGACTCGAGATTGGCGTAGGCCTGGTCGGTAAGAACGCGGCTGGCGAGCCAGTCGAAGCCATCCAATGCGACGGCACCGTTCAACTCGAGAAGATCCACAACGGGCCCGACAAGACGCCATGTGTGTCGCGCGTGTGCTACGACGAGTTTGGCCGCGTAACGGGCGCCGAGGAGTGTGACGTGCCCTGTCGTGAGGTTGGTGCGCCGAGCGCCGTGTTGTGTCCGGCACGTGTGACGCTCGACGAGCACGGATGCATCGCACAGGTCGACGAGTGCGAACTGCCCGGGTGTCCGCCCGTCGGGCCGCCCGACGCCGTGTTTTGCCCGGCGCGCGTCACCCTCGACTCTGCCGGTTGTCTGCTGGCGGTTGACGAGTGTGAACTGCCGTGCCGCGAGGTTGGTACACCCGGTGCAGTGCTGTGTCCTGCGCGAGTGACGCTCGACGAGCACGGGTGCATTGCACAGGTCGACGAGTGCGAACTGCCTGGGTGTCCGCCGGTCGGGCCGCCCGACGCCGTGTTTTGCCCGGCGCGCGTCACCCTCGACTCTGCCGGTTGTCTGTTGGCGGTTGACGAGTGTGAACTGCCCTGTCGCGAGGTTGGTACACCTGGTGCAGTGCTGTGTCCTGCACGAGTGACGCTCGACGAACACGGGTGCATTGCCCAGGTCGACACGTGCGACCTGCCCGGTTGTCAGCCGGTCGGGCCGCCCGACGCCGTGTTTTGCCCGGCGCGCGTCACTCTTGACTCTACCGGTTGTCTGTTGGCGGTTGACGAGTGCGACCTGCCGTGTCGCAAGGTGGGCGAGCCGTGTGCCAACCTGTTTCCAGCCCGAGTGCGCCTTGACGCCGACGGGTGCATCGAGTCGGTGAGCGAGGACACGTTGTGCATCGGAGACCTTTGTAACGTGTGCGACTCGACGGCCGACAAGGAAGACGTGTTGCGCTGGGACGGTGCGCACTGGTGCCCCGACACGGCGTTGCGGTGTTTGCACGCCGGCAAGGGCCTCGTGGCGTACGACGAGTGTGGCAACAGGTTGCATGACGGCGAGATCTGTGGCACCAGTGGCCGTGTGGCACTGAAGCCGCTCGAGTCGGCGCCTGGCACGTACTGCCCGGCCCGTGTGACAGTGGACGAGGACGGATGCATCGTTCGTGTCGACGAGTGCCCGTTCCCTGCTTGCACGCCCGTGGGCCCGCCGGGCAGCACCGTGTGCCCTGCGCGTATTACGTTTGACGCCGATGGCTGCATTCAACACATTGACGAGTGTCCCATCCCTGGCTGTACACCGGTCGGCCCGCCGGGCGCCGTGTTGTGCCCCGCGCGTGTGACGCTTGACGCCACCGGATGCATCGCACAGGTTGACGAGTGTGAGTTTCCTGCCTGTACGCCGGTCGGTACGCCCGGAGCCGTGCTGTGCCCGGCGCGTGTGACGCTTGACGCCGAGGGATGCATTGCGCAGGTTGACGAGTGCGAGTTTCCTGCCTGTACGCCGGTTGGTACGCCTGGAGCCGTGTTGTGCCCCGCGCGTGTGACGCTTGACGCCGAGGGATGCATTGCACGGATTGACGAGTGTGAGTTGCCCGATTGCAGGCCGGTTGGTACACCGTGTGCCGAGTATTGTCCGGCGAGCGTGCGCCTCGACGACAAGGGCTGTGTCGTGTCGGTTGACGAGTGCTCAATGTGCATTGGCGACCTGAGTGACGTGTGCGACACAGAGGCCGAGCGCGGCGACGCTTTGCGCTGGAACGGCTGTCACTGGTGCCCCGAGGCGCCGTTCGAGTGGGTGCGCGCCGGCAAGGGCCTCCAAACGAACACGGACAGCGACACGATTACCCGCCGGGGCACGCTGTCGTTGAAGCCTCTGGCGTCCGCACCGGGCGTGTTCTGTCCAGCCAAGGTGACGGTCGACGACGATGGGTGCATCGTCAGTGTCGACGAGTGCCCGCCCCCGCCCTGTCGCAAGGTCGGTGAGCCAGGCCTCTCGGCGTGTCCAGTGCGTGTAACACTGGACGACGAGGGGTGTCTGGCACACGTCGAGGAGTGCTGCGTTGCTGTTGCCGACCTGTGCGACGTGTGCGACGACACGCCTCCACAGCGCAACGAGGTTCTGCGCTTCCGCCCCTTGGCGCTGCGCAGCGGTGAGTCTGGCGCCGGCGGCAGCGGCGGCGGCGGCGGCCAGTGGTGTCCTGCGCCGGCGGTAAGCGAGATTCGCACCGGAAAGGGCCTCATCGGCGGTCCGATTACCGACGATGGCGAGATTTCGCTCAAGCCGCTCGCGTCGGCGCCCGGCACGTATTGTCCGGCCCGCGTGACTGTTGACGCCGGCGGTTGCATCACGCACGTCGAGGAGTGTGAGTTGCCGTGCCACCGCGTCGGACAGCCGTGCCTTGACGCACAGCCCGCGCGCGTTGTTCTCGACGAGCGCGGTTGTGTCAAGCACGTCGAGGCCATCGAACTGAGTCTCGCCTCGCTTGGCGACGTGTGTCTGTGTGACCTTGACGAGGACGCATGTGAGTTTCTGCAATGGGACAGCGACGCGTGTTGCTTTGTTCCCGGCACTGCGATCACCGAGTTGCGCGTCGGCAAGGGCCTTCGAACGGCCAGCGGCTGTAGTACCATCAAGCACTGCGACGAACTGTCGCTCAAGCCGCTCGCTTCGGAGCCCGGCGTGTTTTGGCCAGCCGAGGTCACCGTCGACAAGGATGGTTGCATCGTGCGCGTCGACCATCGCCTCGGCGACGAGTGTGACCACTTGCAGATGCGCAATGGCAAGTGGGTTGCGGCGCCGTCGGTGCGCTCGCTGCGCGTGGGGCCGGCACTCGTGCAGAAGGGTAAGGTATGCGACGTTTCTGTCGATCTCAAGTGCCTTCACAAGGACACCGTGTCGACTTCGTGTCTGCACGCCATCGACTACGACAAGTACGGTCGTGTTACCGCGTCGCGCGATTGCTTTACCGACGCGTCGCCGTGTGATCACTTGCAGTACGTTGCCGGCAAGGGCTGGGTGGCAGCGCCGTCGGTGCGCTCGGTGACGGTCGGCGCCGGCCTCACGCCACAGGGCAAGCACGCGTGCGACGTCGACGTGGCACTCGAGTGTCTGCACATCGAGCCGTTCACGGTGCCATGCAACGCCACTGCACACGTCGACAAGTTTGGGCGCGTAACAGGCTACGAGGAGTGCGTCGACTGCTGGACCATTGATGTGTGCGAGAACTTTGAGCAGCCGTGTGTCGAGCCGTGCACCGAGGCGGCGCAGTGCCCGCAGTTTGAGGACTTTGCCGTGACTGCGCGCGACAAGCACACGGGCGAGGTGTCCGACAAGATTGTGCCGTACCTGTTCGACTCGTGCAATCCGCCGGCGGGCTGTAACAACGGCTTCCTTGTGACGACGGGCGGTGGCGCCATCGGGCCGGGCAACCTCGATTGTCCTAACAACGAGTGCCTGGGCACGGTGTTGATCCTTGCCGACTCGGTTGTTGTCGAGGAGCCTACGTCGCCCGACGTTGGCCACGGCTGTCCGTTGCCGGCGTGTGCCGGTGGCAAGATGCAACTTGACTTTTTCTGCCCTGTTCAACTGCAGTCACTTACGGTGATCAACGCGGCGCTCAATGGTCGCGTCGTGGCCGTCGACAACTGTGGGCACGAGACTGTGGTCGTCGTCCAGGGCTGTGGTCAAAACTCGCGCGTCGAGGTCGACCTGGGCGGCCTGTGTGCGATCGTGCGCGTGTGCATTGAGTTTTGCCACGAGTTTGCGCTTGCTGACATCAAGTACCGCAAGCGCGTCGAGTGCGAGTGCTGTTGCTACACGGTGACCCACGACGCGCGCCGTGCCGGTGAGGGTGGCGAGGACCTGCACGTGCTGCACCTCAAGGGCGACGGCATCGTGACAAACATCTCTGCTGCTGCGCTTCGCCCCGCTGGCCTTAGCACCGCCGACGTGTTGCTTCACACTGGCGCCCCGTGTGTGGCGCCATCTCGTGGCTCTGGCTTCACCGGGCCGTTTGACGTGTCCAACTGGGTGCAGACACCGGGCTGTGGCAGCGTCGAGATGACGGCGTCCAAGGCGGTGCTCGTAAGTTGCAACGACAAGGACTACATCGACCCGGCAGAGTCTACCGCGTGTATCACTGTTGAGTTGCCCAAGTGCACACACATTTCATTCGACTGGCACTGGAAAAGCAACGACAGAGACGCGCAAGCGGTGTTTGACATGCCCGGCTACAAACTGAACGGCACGTTCGTACCGCTTGTTGACCCGCGTGTACGCATCGAGGCAAGCGGTCACACTGCAATCACACTGCGCGCCGACGAGGAGTTTGAGTTTTGTTTCGCACAGCAAACCCAAGACAGTTTATTCGGATCCGCGAGCCTTACGATCACTAACTTTGCGTACACGTTCGACGCTGGCGTGCGTCGCAACGAGACGTATTGTCACGCCGAAGAGCACGCCATCCTGCCATGCCCTGTGCGCCTCGACTCAGACTCGGGTGCCAGCGCGTGCGCCGTGTACGGTCCCGAGCCAAAGCGTCGCACCTTCCGCGCTGGCGATGTGTACGAGGTGCGCACCAGATCGGCTCCTGGCACGCGTGCCTTCACCGTGCACGTTGACGTGTGCTACTACAAGACCCCCACGCGTCCCAAGGCGCGCTGCGACCTCGTTCGCCTGCCACGCAAGGATCACGACGGTCGCATCCTCTCGTGAACGTCGTCGTCGCCGCCGCCGCCGCCGCCGCCGCCGCCGCCGCCGTTGTCACCATAGTTGTAAAACAGGCGCGCGCCCCCGCGTGTTTCGCTCAATCTACGATTGTGCCGTGACGTTTGCGAGTTGCGTCATCACAGACAGCGCTCGGCACGCGTTATTTTTTCTTACCAGTAAAGTAGAACCGCACGACGCTCGTCCATCGTCTGTCGTCCGTCGTCTGTCCATCTGCCACAGCAGAAGCCGCCACAGGTGACGTTACAATGCCGCCGCCCCCGGTGACGGAGAACTGTTACATTGAGCACGTCGTCGACGACTTTTCTCGTTGCCACCATGGCCAACGTGACGTCTCGTGCGACCATTACCGCGTGACGGCGGCGGCGCGCGACGGCTGCAAGCCGTGCAAGTGCGACGACGCGGGTGATTGCTACCTCATGTGCTGGGACACTGAGCGCTGCAAAAACGACGTGCAACGCATTCACTGGGCCGACATGATGAGCCCGAACGTGACGTTTGAGAACGGCGGCTGCGGTCGCGGCGGGCCGGGTGAGCAGGGCCAGGAGTACGAGAATGGCCCTCAGGGTCAGGGTAAGGGGCTCATCCTGGCGCAGAACGGCGCGGGCTTCGACCCGGAAAAGGACCCCGAGCCCATCCCGTGTTGCGACGGTGGTGTGATCACCTTTGACTTTTTCTGCGCCGCCGAGGTCAAGTCGGTCACGTTGCTTAACATCCAGCGTGACTGGCCGCCGTCGCCGATCCGCGCGTACGACTGTCACGGCGCTCTGATCGCCGAGTACCCGGTGGTGCGCACCGGCACGAACGGTCTGCAAAAGGTCGAGATCAACGCGTGTGGCGTCGTCAAGTTGTGCGTGCCGCTCGACGGCAACGGTGTGCTCACCGAGATTGACTTTTGCACGCTGCTGCAGTGCATGTGCTGTTGCTTTGAGTGGACCAAGAAGGGCGACCTGTGCGAGGCCACGCCGTCGTCGCCGCCGTCGTCGCCGCCGTCGTCGCCGCGTCCGTGCGACGAGAAGCCGTCCGACTGCCCGCCGCCGCTGTGTCCGACATTCGACGGTCTGCGTGTCATGCCGGCGCGCGGCTTCATCAAGAACGTGTTTGTCTCCCTTGGTCGCTCGGGCGTTGCGGGCGAGACGTGCGTCGACGTGAAGCATCATCCGCGCCAGCCGCGTTACGACGGCTGCGCATGCCCGCTGTACAAGTGCGAGCAGTACGCGCTCGGTAAGGGCCGCTCGATCTTCGACTGCCACCCCGGCCATCGACTGTCGCACGACCACGGCGACGAGGAGAAGTGCCATCGCCGCTGTCCCGCGCATTGCTGGAACTCCAAGCCGTGTATCCAAGCCGACTGCTCTCAGCCGCAGGGCATGCTTGCGTGCTGCGTCGATCAATGCGTGCTCGAGGCCGGCGACGCGCTGTCGGTCGACCTGCTTAAGGTGGCCGACTGCATCGGCGAGTGCCACGACCGCCCGGGCCCGCTGCGTGACCTGACGGTGCAAGTCGTCGTTTGCTTTCCGTGCATCGGCACGTACACGCGCCGCCCGCGTCGCAGTCACATTGACTGTCCGCCCGCTCCCGAGTCTACCTAGGGGAGAGGTGTGACACGTCGTCGTCGTGAGCACTCTGCATAAAACTATACGATTTATGATCAACCTGTTGCGGCGCGAAATGCAAATCCAGTGTCGTTTCTGCTGCTCTGAGACGGTAACCGTCAGCGGGGCCAGCCATGTCACAACAGGAGCAGCAGCGACAACGGGAGCCCCCGGGGCTGGTTGATGATGGGTTTTTAGGTAGACGCCCTCTCCAGACTGACCCATTGTATATGTTGGCTGACTCTGACATATGAAATTGAGCACTACAAGCCGCTCGAGGATCGCATACCCCGCACCGAGGCTGACCGGCTTTTCGTTCGCCTTGCTAAGTCAGAGGGGGGCAACAAACTAGTGCCGCTTGTGCGTGACCAACTGTGCTGGATGGTGGCGTACAGTCGACTACACAATCGTATATGCAACCACTGTCGAAGCACGCACAATGTGTTTGCACTGCGTCGGTGCGCCGCGTGTCGCCTCACGTGGTACTGCTCTGAGAACTGCCAGCGCCGAGACTGGCCCACGCACGCAACCTGGTGTTGCTGCGTCGATGGACCACCCGATATGGGGCCGCTCGAGGTGGTTATGGGTCGCACGACGACGACGACGACGACGACGACGACGACGACGACGACGTAGTTACGTCCGCGCACGTGCGCGACGGTTGTCACTCAAAGTCTACGTCGGCGTCGGCTTCAACGTCGTGTCCAGACGCGGCCGCGTCGTCGTTGAACGTGGCGTCACATGTAAGTTGGGGTGCCTCCATAAAGAAACAATCCCACTGACTGGGTCGCTTGAGGTACGCGTCGATGAAAAGAGAAGTTGGCTGCAAGTGAATACGACGCGCCCGGTGCACCTTGTTTCGTCGCTTCCCGTCGTCTAACTCGTGAACGCGGATGAACAGCACGTCAAACGTCTCCTGCTTCATGTTTACCAGTTCGGGGTCGATGAAACGCACGTGCCACCCAGGCTCGCGGTCGCGCAGTGGTCGATCGTCGTCGAGCGCGTCGGCGGCGGCGGCGTCGTCGGCGCCCGACAGTTGACTGTACACCTGCCGCGTGTGGTGCTCCAGCGCCTCCATGCCCGCCTCAGTGTCGTTGGTGAAGCACAGTGGCGTCACACGGCCGTGTGTGTTCTCGTCGTCATAGTCGATGATCGACACGATGTACAACGCCGTTTGTGCCGAGTCAGACAGAGCAAACTCAAAGCCACTGACTGGACTTGTTTCGATACGCCGCACACATCGCGCCGACACGCGCCCCGTCTCGCTGTTGCGCTCAAACACCTGCACAATGTCACTCGTGTCGTCGGAGGGGAACAATATGTTCCACCCCATCTCACGCTCGTCGAGTGGTCGGTCGTCCTTGAGCGCCAACTCGCCGTACTGTGTGTCGGTTAACTGATCGAACAGCGTCACGCTAAACTCGTCGATTGCGTCGATGGCCATGTCGCTGTCGTGCACAAAACACAGAACGCTACTCGTGATTGGCGTCGCGTCAAAGTGCGTTACAAACACCACGTGTACAACAGGCGTACGCGCGCCGCTGCCTCTGCCAGTCACCGTGGGTCCACCGCCAAATGGGGACACTGGCACAGCCGGTGGTCCAGGCGACATTGCCATCGCGCACGCGTGCACTCGTCGTGTGTTCCACTGCCTGTCACATGGGGCAAGTAAATTTTATCGTTTACACCACGCGCGCACAATACGAAAAATCTACACCAGTCTGTCAGAGGAGGCGCGCACACGCACACACACACACACACACACACACACAATGTCGCTGTCGCCAGTGGCGGTTACGCTCGTCGTGGTCTCGGCAGTAGTATTTTTCATCGCGCTCACACTCGTGGTTCGGCGGTGCCGTGCTTCGGCGCGCCCATTGCCAGCCTCGCCGCCGCCGCCGCCGCCGCCGCCGCCACTTGTCGTTGCCGCTGCTGGTTCGAGGCACAATGGTGACATAACAACCGACAATGACGGTGAGTATCTGGCTCTTCGGCGTACCTTACACGACACGCAAATGAGTAACAATCGCGGCGTGCGCGGTACGAGTAGAGTAACAGTCGTCGACGAGCACACGCCGCTTCTGTTCGCCAAGTGTCCCCGCGGCACGCACGTGTGCCCGGAAACGGAAACGCGGGTGGCACGAGCGCTAGAACGCGTCGGCAACACGGCGGTGGTGCGCGAGCGTGCGGTCGTTACACCCGTGGGATACCGGTGCGGCGCACGACGGGCCTCGGGCTCTGCGAGTTCCGATAACGTGGCGGTGCTCAATCGCCCGTACTCGCCGTGTGTTAGTGGCATGCGTCAGTATCCACTAGTCGCGCACACACTCGGCCGACGTGACGTGTCGCCGGCCAATGTGCACCTCATGTGATTCCTTTTTATGTACTCTACAGGCCAGGACACGCAGTAGCAACAACAGCGGCAGTGTCGTGCAGTGTCGTGCCACGATGAACACACGAGTCGGGCTAGCGGCACTACTCATTGTCGCGGCTCTGATTTTGCTCGTGATGGCACTCGGCACACGCCACGTCCAGTCGTCGGACACAGTGGCGACGGGATTGCAACATCAGGCACAGGGCCCGTCGTTCTCCGCGGCGTACGACGACCGTGACGGCGGTGATACTCGTGGTGCATGCGGCCTGCCCCCGCAACCCGTGTCGCCACCGTGCAGCGCACAACCGAGGCGTTCGCAGTTTGCGCCACTGGCGGCATGCAAGACTGGTTGGGTCAACTACACGGTGCAGAACGGGTGGGCAAACGTGTTGTAGTAACAGTGAGTGGGGTGATGTGTATGTGTGTGTGTGTGTGTGTGTGTACCAATGGGTCTAGTTACATGACACGCCACGTGCGCCAGTGACGTAAGCCCACACATCCGCGTCGTGCTCTGTCAGGTGAACAAGGGCACCCGACGCGTCCATTGCCACTAGCATCGATGTGCCGCGCACATGCTCACTGCCGCCAACAAAGGATACGCGTGACTTGCACGCTCGGTGCGTGTCCTCGTCGTCGATCAAGAGTGCAATGTTTCGCTCGGCGCCCCTGACGCCACCGCTGTCAATGCACACTCCGTAGGCGACCCGAAGGCGCGTGCTGCCGATTAAAGTCTCTGCCTGTGCCATACGCGCCGCGTCAGAGTCACCCTCATTGCCGTCGACGCTGCACCATTGCTGCCAGCGCGCCGAGCCGTCACACGGACAAAGGATAAACCATGCCATGCCAAGCGAGCGTGCTCGTTTCTCTGCTACACAAAAGACGTGATTTTTATCACCGCACACACACACACACACACACACACACACACACACTCCCTCACCTGTTACGACTACTCTTGCACCTGCGACGCTTGCTTGCGACGAGCGGCCTGGCGCTGTTTCTTGCTGCCTCGGGAGCGCTTGTACACTGTAGCCAGGCCATTTGCCATGAGCCACGTGTCTAGGTCTGGGATCGTCTCGTCGACGCGGACACGGACGAGCAGTCGACCAAAGTTGCCTTGGCCACACAGGCGGAGACGCACGACTCGATTGAGGAGCACGTCGGCGACGCGACGCTTTGACTCTTCGCCACGTGCCTTTTCCTCGTCGCTACACCTGCGTGTTTCAGGCGTGTTACACACGGCAAGGCGCACGCGAAACTGCATCGGCTCCCAGCCGTCGACGAGCACCATGTTAACGTCAAACGTGTCGCCGTCGACGACGTTGACCACCTTGCCGTCCACCTCGCGCTCGCCACCAAACAGGGCGTCCTTGCCCGAGCGGCACTCTAAAGTCGTCTTGCGGAGTGCCTCGATTGTTCCTATGGTCTTTCCGACCACGTCACGTTGCCCTACGCCCCAATCGCCATTGTCACCCTCTACTGACACCTCTGCCATCGTGGTGGCTGTGTCGTCGAGTGCACTGTGTTTGTGACGATGCAGTCGACCGTGACACGAACACGCGAGTGCGGCGCGCGAGTGCGCTCGCTAAAAATCACACAGGTGCCCGTCTCTTTTTTCTGCGCAACAAGGCAGAGGAATCACAACGTCGCACCCCCAGTACGACGACGACGACGACGACGCGAGTGTGATGGGTCCCGAGAACGTTTACTTTCAGTATGCACAGGGTGTTATTCGGCGCAGGCCATCGCAGATTCAGCGCGCGCGCGTGAACGGTTCGGCCGCAGTCGCTGAGATCGATTCGCTTCGTGGCGCACACGTCGTGCCGTCGGCGCCGTCGCAACTGTACCCGGCGCAACAATGGTCGGCACGCGACTTTCGTCTCGCGCGCGCACACTCGGCTCCTAGCCTGATGCCAACACCGACGCCCAACGCCGTCTCAAACCCCCGGTAGCACAGAGACACACGTGATAAATTCAAGTCGGAAACACACACCCCGCCGTCTGCCGCCGCTTGCTGTTATCCACAGCCCCTGTGTCAGGTAAGGCTAGAGACTAGAGAATGACGGTGCCGGAAGGGGGGGAGAGTGTGTGTGCACGGTGTGCGCACGGGGTCGATGTTCAGCCGCGATGGAAGCCGTGTTCTCTACACGCGTGCCGTGTCAAGGTCAATTCGTTTGTATCCTCAGTGTTCATCGGGCACGTTGCGTGTTTTCGCGCCATCTTGGCGACCAGCGGCGTCGAAGAGGCGAGTGGAGAAACAGTGGAGGGGTACTCGGCACTGCGTTCGGCCATCGAGGTGTATCACACCGAGCCAGCGTTTCTGCACGCCTTGCTAGACGCGGGACTAGACGTAAACGTACGAGGCTACTCGCGTGTACAACCTTTGACGTGGGCGCTAATTGCGACGCCACCGTGTCTCGAGGCTGCTCGTGTTCTAGTCTCACACGGGGCGACACCCGGCGTGTACTTCCCACTAGGAACCCCGTTGCTCACCACGTTATGTATCCTGGCGCGTGCGGACAGCGTGCGCGTGTTAGTCGCTGCCGGCGCCTCGCTTGACGCGTCCACCTACACCCCGGGGGGGCTGTATGAAAGTGCATTAATGGCGACATATCGCATCGCCATTGGCAACCAGGAACTGATGCACCTCGGCTCCACAGACGTACCTCAATACGCACAGCGCAGTCAACGCCCTTCTGGCATCGAGGACACGTACCTGTGTGCTCAACTACTCGTTCACGGGGGCGCAGATGTACAACGCATCATCGGCAGCCGCGTCGCTCACATTGGCGTGCCGGTACACAACAACAACATTGGTGCGGCGGCGCACCACGACGACAGTGGCACGGGAGCGAGAATCTACGCGCTTTGTCACGACGCACAGCGCGTGCGAACATTGTACGCGTGCGCAAGGGCCCTGATAGCCGGGGCACGGCAGTCGCCGCCACCGCGCCGCTCCGCCGCCACACTGGTCCTGTCACACATCCACCTGGTGGCACACATCGTCGCACCATTGCTCGTGTCGCCCCCGCTCCCCCCACTGTTACACACCGTTGTAGAAACACTCGTCCGTCTGGCCATAACAGGCACTGGCGCGCAGCAAAACAGGCGGAAAAGGCGAATGGTACACGAGGGGGGCGGCGACGACGACGACGACGACGACGATGACGATGACGATGACGATGGCGATGACTACAGCAGCGGCGGCAGCAGCAGCAGCAGCAGCAGCAGCAGCGCTGTCACCCCGTGTTGTAAACGTGCCCAAACAGAGAGGCGCGCGTATAGGGTCACACTATCGCTGAAAACCTCCATGCGACAAACGGTGCACGCCGTTGTAGCACAGGCCACGGGGGCATGAGCATGTCGCACGTAAAAGATACACCCCGCGTCTCGCCCACCACCAACCGCCGCAGCACCCCCACGGGGCGCGGGCTTTTTTTTCGGTGCCTCGACGTAGGACGCCATTGGTAGAGTTTGCGTTTCGTCGTCGCCTTTGTATCGGTGTCGCGCGATGCTCAAGACGGTGCTCATCGTCGCGGCCGTCGTGATCGGCCTCGGCGCAGTGGCCGTGCTGGCAAAGCGCGCATACGACGAGAACGAACGGTCGGCAGCCATGGGGCTAGCAGTCGACCAGTCCGCGCCGCCGTTGTACGTGCCCACACAGTCTGCCGCCGTCGACGACATGTGGTCGGCCGACGCACAGCGCGCCGCGGCCATCGACTGGGACTCGGGCCGCGCAGCAAACGACACCTTTGTCAACATTCGTTCCTACGCACGACCGACCGATCGCTCGGTGTACGCTGGCGGCGAGGGCCCGTTGCGGTACGGCGAAGGTCGCTTCCAGGAGCGACTCATGCCAAAGCCAGACACAAAGGCCCTGTCCGAAAAGCGCTTCACAGACTGGCGTCGCTCGGGCCTGGGCCTCGAGTCGGGCACAATGATGCTGCCGGGCCCCGGTCAGACCGAGGAGTACGATTTCCTCGACAAGACAACGGGTGGTCTGGTTACAGACACGGTCAAGCGAGCGTATGATCGATCAAAGGCCTTTGACGAGCCAGTGTTCCCGACGTCGTCCTTTGACCAGGCAATCGTCGAGGAGCCGGCAAACATTGTGTCGGCAGAGTCAGGCATGGGTCTGCGTCATCAGACTATCCTGACGTCGCGACGCAACGTTTCACACGACTTGAGAGGAGACTTGCCGCCGGGGTCTATCCCCGACGCATTCTGGTGCACGGGAGACGCGTCGCTTGCCGCCCCTGCTGGTGCGTCGTTGCCGTCGTTGGGACCGTTTGCCATTGCCCACCCGAGCAAGGAGTCGTCTTCGTACTATGCGCAGGTTGGTGGCGGTACGACGCAGTGAGTGAAGCGAGTGTACAAGTAGGTTGCGACAGGAGGGGGGGGGCAATAAACGCTCGTCATTGCGGTATCTGAGCGTGTGAGCGCGCGCGACGTGTGTAGGCAGTGCGTTTTATTTTATTCTATCGGGCGCGTGTTTCCTTGGGACGGGTAAAAACAGCCTTCGGGCTGGCAAACGGTCCTGGATCGAGTGTAGAAACGCATTGTGCTCCTCCAGCAGGTGATCCTCCCAGTGTCGGATGTGAAAAAACTCTTCATTGCACTCTGGGCAGTGCAGGGGGACGCAGTAGCCCTGGATCTCCCCCGATGCGTCGTACACGAATGGGGGTGTTACCTCTTCCTTGGCTACTGCGTCTGTGGACGGTAGCAAAAACGGCGAAAACCAAAACGGCAGGGGGCCAGTGGGCAGAGTGGTGGTGGTGGTGGTGGTGGTGGTGGTGGTGGTGGTGTCGTTTGGAGTGCTGGGAGTATCTGCTGTCTTGGCGGCCATTGTGGTCGCGTAGTCGTGTGTGTATGTGGTGGTGTCGTTGAATTGGCGAGAGGTATTTGCGTTGCGTTTCGTGACAACGACTCGCACACGGGAGATGGGCGCAAACGTGTGTAGATTGCGATTACTACGCGTCATTGCCGTCGAGAAACGTGTTGACAAACTCGCTCCGGCGTCGTTGCGCCCAGTGCTCGACGTGCTCGCTGTCACCGCGCCGCGGACACGTGCGCGCAAACGCCAGTTGCACACACCTCGCCTGTTGCAGTCTGGTTAGCACAACAGGTTGCACCACATGGACTATGATCCCACAGATCACGTGCATCCGCCCAACTGTTCTGTCGGCGTCGGCGGTGGTGGCGATCAGTACTCTTGCTAACGCATGTACCGAAAACGCCTCGCCGAGACGCACTGCCAGTGTGCACGCGTTTTCCTTTGGCGGCGACAGGTTCCGGTAGTACGTGGTAGTGTTGACTGGGTAGTCGTATGATACGTCTTCGTCCTCTGGGTAGAAATAGCCGCACTCTGTGTCATACACGCGGTACCTGCTGTCTTTGGACGTGCAAACGTCCCGTGTTATCTCACAGCGAGCCAATGAGACACTGTGCATGCACGCACCGTGTCTAAACAGGTGCTCGGCGTGTCGTCTGCGATTTCGCCTTGTGGCGTAGTCTAGGGCGGTGTATCCGGCCCTGTTCTTCGCGTCTGGGTTTGCGCCACGTTCGAGCAGAGCAAGCGTTATGTTGGGATGTCTGTGACAGGGGTGGGTCGGTTGCAGGTCCCACTCGTTGCGCGCGTCTAGCACCAGCGCGGGGCGCCCGTCGACGACGATGTTTGGATCGGCCCCCGCGTCGATCAACGCATGCACTAACCTGACGCTGCCGACACGCAGCAGAACGGGCGAGAGCGACGCTCCCGGGATGCCATGTTGCAAGCACAGTTTCAAGATGTCCTCGACAAGGTGGTCATGGCGTAGACTTGCGGTGATCAACGCGCGGTGCAGGACTTGTCCGGCGCGGGGGGGCGGCTGTTTACGGTCGGTCTTCTTGGCGAGACTCTCGAGGGTAAAGTCTGCGCTGACATGCGTGGTGCACTGGACGACACACAAAACACCGACGGGTAGCGTCAAGTAGTCGCGTGGGAGTTGCTCGAGCACGGTGCGGGCGCTGCCGTGTCGCTCTAACATGACCTGGGTAATCTTCTGTGCAACCGGCCACCATCCAGATATACACGCTTGCTCGAGGGGCGTGGGGAGGCGGCGCCCGGGTGTAAACAGGCGGACGCCCGGGTGTTGCAGCAGTGTCAGGGCACATTGAGTTGTGTCTCGATACTCCTTGCTGTAGAAGTCGAGAAGGGACGCGCCGCCTGTTAAGACCTCTAGTACTGTGCCTTTTGGTCGATAGATCTCCACCAGACCGTTAAGACACGCTTGTGCTGCGGCAGAGTTAATGGCCATACACGCCTGTTCCGCCGTGTCCTCTTCTTTTGTGCCCAGGAACATCTCGTGATTGACGTCGGCGCCGTAGTCGAGCAACAGCGCCAGGTTGTCGGGCAGACCGGCAAGACACGCTGCAAAGATTGCAGTATTCCGTCTACTCGACTTGCACCGCTCTGTGTCGGCACCGTGTGCGAGCAGAACACACAGCGTCCCGTTGTTGCGGTATGCACTCGCGACAATGGGGGGATTGTTGAGCACGCAATGTTCCTCTTCGGGTGGTGGAGCCGTAACGTCGTTTGCAAACTCACCATCGTCGCGCATAAGCCCGTCTACTCTGGCACCGGCACACAGGAACGCCTCGGCACACGCGCTAGCGTCATGGTCTGCGTAACAGGCGTGGACGAGGCCCGCGTCGACGCCGTGGCGCGTTGCTACGTTACAACACTCGTCGCATGCGCCCGGGAATGCCATGAGTCATGGTGTGGTGGCGTCGTTGTCGTCGACGAGTGTTTGTGAAATTTGTGTCGTAACTGGCGACGACGACGACGACGACGACGACGACAACGACGACAACGACGACGACGACGATCGCGTTTAGTGGGATACCACTTGCAGTGTCATGGCCGCAACTCGCGCAGGCCACGTGTGTGAAGACGTGTACACCCGCCTTGCATCGATTGGGCATATGTTAACGCATTTCAAGTTTGACCAGGTACTGCGATACGCAAGCGAACCCATAGTTTCCCAGCCGCGCATCGTACAGCACTCTGGCGAACGCGTATTGATCGACGGAAAGGTTGACGACGACAATGACAACGCAACGGTGGTCAAGTTTAGTATCCCTAGGGGATACCTTCCTCCCCGCGCACAGTTTGTTTCCTCCATGACGCTGGTGGACAACGGCGGTGGCGGTGGCGGCGGTGGCGACGACGACGACGACGACTGTAGCACCGTGTTGCGCGCTGTCAATGTTCTTGCGTATATCGAACATGGTACACATCGCACAACCGTGTTCGACGCACCGACGGACCTGTGTCACCTTACTGCTGCACACACACATTGCTGCGAACCTGTTACCGACAGCCTCATGCCCCCGTTTCCCGTTGGTGCGTATACGTTGCTAGTTGTTGCAGTGTCTCTGAGCGAGCCCCTCGGCCGACGTCCGTGCCCGTCTCTGTCCTTTATTCCCGCACACGCAGAGTGTCATCGATTTCCAGAGGCAACACGGCCTGGCGGGGGTGCATTTCTTCTGTCGTGGGATCGGTGGACGGCGCTCCGCGTCGTGTGTACACCATCGTCGTCGTCGTCGTCGTCGTCGTCGTCATCGTCGTCGTCGTCGTCGTCGTCGTCGTCGATCCGCAACGGCGAGAATGTTGTGGACATTGCGCTGCCGGACCAACTTGACATACTACATCGGGTAGTCATAGTAGTGGCAGACACGCCCGCGTCTCCGCGCACGCACCGGCTCTTCCTGTGCCAACGAATGTCCCACACGGGTGCAGAAGAGTCAGAATCAATGTCGTTGTCCCCTGGGGTTGGTCCAGGGCTGACCGTAGGTGACGTCATTGGGGCCGGAGAGGTGCTTGCAACTATTGAGCCCAGTCAGACGATGACAACAGTGCACTCGGACGCGGTCGTACTCGTGTACGACGTGTGTGTTCCGCTTTGTCGTATCCCCACTAACCTGTCGTTGCGTCTTAAGGGTGACGACGTGCGCGCTCCTGTGCGAGCGTACGCCGTGACTGTTGTGCCCGTTGTGTCAAACGGTGGATTTGTCTCTGAGTATGGAGCGTGATGCGATGCACTGCATCATAGCACCGCACATGTGTGGGCGAGAGTGCTTTTGATCGCGGAGGTACAGCGACGGGTAGTCTGCTCGTCGTGGCCGGTCCGATTATTTTGGGCAGTGTGAGTGTGAGTGTGAGAGTGTGAGTGTGAGTGTGTGTGTGAGTGTGAGTGTGAGTGTGAGAGTGTGTGTTGCGCGACAATGTCGCGCACAGTGTTGCCGACATCGTCGTATCGATTGCCACAGTCGCCCCTGGGATCCTGTCTTGTCGTGGAATACTACAGCAGGGACACGGTGAAGAATGACATTGTCCACAACGAATTCGTGCGACCCGCTGTGATACGCGTGTTATACGCGGGTGAGCGAGGCGCCACCACAAAGGAGCGCGATGCCGCTGCCGACCAACTACGCGATACGCTAGCGTACATTAGTACCGAGTATGCCACGTGGGTGCTGCGTGCAAGTGTCTTTGACGGGCGTGGCAGCGTGCAGGATAGGTGTCGTGTCGGGTCGATCGCACTGGCCTGTGGTGCTAAGCCGTCGTGGGATCTGCTTATAGGCTTTGTGTTTCGCTGGTACCGCGGGCCGCTTGTGTCCTACGCGTACGAGGTAAGATTCTTGCGAGACATGGTACTGCATGGCGCTGTTTTGGAAAAGTTCGAGCATCAAAGGACCCTGAAGACTGTCGCCATACCTGACATTGCAGTCGTGCTGGTGACGGCGTACCGGGCCCACGTTATGTATTGGCTCTCGCGTATCTTGCTCGAACGACTCG